GAAACCCTGCCCTGGGGCTTCGCCCCAGTGCCGGCTACTAGCCGGCCCCGTACGGCGCGTAAAGGGCCGCCCATTCCTTATCAAGAAGGACGGTCGGTTGCGCCACAGTGTACCAAGAAGGTAGCGATTTAAGGCGCTCGCCATTTGAGCGAGAAACGCGGCTCGTCTGAACCGCGTGGCCTAACTGATCGCGATTACATGTGGAGGATAACCAATGGCTTAAACAACCACGGTGGTCAACAGATTTGGGGGTGCCTTGGGCAACCACACGCTTCCGATGACCTATATCCAACGTGGAGACACAACAAAGCGTTTGGTCAACGCTCGGATCATGACCCCCATGCAATTGGTGTGGGATAGTACCCTTGATTAAATCCCAAAGCTCATAGAGCTCGGGATCCCAGGCGACCCCCCCAACAGGGGAAAGGGTCATCCACCGGCGAATCTTATTGCCGAGTGATATGACCTGCTCGTAGCTGGTGGGTACTTCCTGCACATAGAACGGTGTAATGTCAGTACCATTGTAGAAATGGCCGCCGCAGCTCTCTCGAAACGGACCCTCGACGAAAGTCTTGGATTCGTTTGTTTGGAAGCCGCAGTAGGACAGGACACTGATAAGGCGCCCAGCCATAACGGAAGGAACAATTATATCGTCCCCATAAACTGAAATCACACCACGAGTGCCCGTAAAGAAGGCTGTGGCTCGCGCTAAAGCGAAGAAGACCAAAGTCTCTAGCTCGAACATGAAGCCGTTGCCCATCGACGAGAACATCTCGTTCCGATGTACGGATTTGTCGGGAAGGAGCGTATTCGCGCACCGCAAGGTGTCGAGTAAGCAGAACCAAATGTCCGGTAGGACACCCCGAACCAACTCCCTTGTCACGCTATCGCTAGCAGAAGACAGGTCGATGGTAGCCAAATCCCCAGAAGCGGACCCTATTTGGGCCAAGTTGCGGTTGTTGGACTGATCGTTCAGATCAATACCTGCACGCTTGAGCCGGCGACGAATATAGTCACCTGCTCCTTTCTGGTAGTACATATTGATCTCTGGCTCTTTACAAGCGCAGCGATCAATCTCGGCGTTCTTATCCACTGTGAAAAACACGTTGTACCCAACGTCCACCCACGAGGAGAAGACGCTATCCCTTGCGAGATAAGGAGAAGTTTCGTGGTAAATTGACCCACTTATATGCTCCCGGGGTAATCTGATCCCCATAAAGTCCTCATCCTGACGCCAGAGCGGCGTAGGGAGGTGACTAACTTCCTCAGATAGGAGCCAGTCCCTTAGTTCAGGGGTTACGCGGCATTGTCCGTTGAACTTCTCAGCTGGAGAGCTGGAGTTCCTGTTACGATCCACACTAGCCCCGCCAGAGAAGCTGCCGTTGTAGACAGCCATGGAGGGGACGTCGCCGATGAGGCGAGAAATGAAGGACCGACACCATGTAAAGAACTGCTCACATGAGACCGCCAACCCAGGCATAACATGGCTTGGGTCGTCGATCGTATAACAGAGGCGAGCATTCACCTGTTCGTTTAAGCGTTCCCGCTGCAACCACTTGTTGAGTGCAGCAGACGCACGTTCAGGTGCTGACACGGCAAACCCGTCGAGCAGCTTACGCCGCCATTCCTGTTTCAAATAGTCGTTTTTAGGCGACGATTCTAATTCATCGATGGAAGCGCTCACTAACTCAACGAGTGAACGGGCTTCAGAGACGGAAAGTAGTGGCCTAAGGCTCACACGTCGTTTCTGCTTTTTCACGGTATAACACCTTTGAAAAGCGACCATACAGCCGCAAAGGAGAACGCTAGTGCCAGACTGAAATCAATTTGACAATCGCGTAGAGCACTGCCGCAATCGCGACAGCAACCTTGGGCTTACCCATCAATAGATGGGCTCCAAGGCCACCGAGGACCGAACGATCACGTTTGCATCCGCAAGGGTGCCTTCCCCCGGGTGGGGGATGAACGTGAGATCGTTGCGGATACCGAGGACAGTGCGCCGGTGACTTTCATCACCGAGCGCTGCATAGTCCACATAGATCTTCACGCGCGTTTCATCGACCTTCTCGACGGTGGTAACACCGTCAGTCGTCGTCGATTTCAGCACGGGGATCGTGATGAACACAGCTTCCTTGGTCCGACCAGAGGTCAGATTCGGTACGAGGCTCTGGGTGATCTTCTTGCGATGAAGCAAGGGGAGATCCCCCGTCTCCAACCAGGTGTTCACGCCCCCGACCTGACCGGCCGGGCTATAGGTGAACGTAACATCGGGAGTGAAGTGATCGCCATGTGTGGCGATGGTTTCGATTTGAGGCATCTTCAGATGGCTCCTACGTTATCCGGCACTGCCTATAAAGGGCAGCTGCACTGGTGATGTGGGTTGAAGAAAATGGGCTGGGTTTGACGTAAATGTCCCCAGTATGAAAACCGGGAGACACGTATCGAGACATTCCAGTAAACCCCAACTTAATGAAGCCTTCCTGGATTGTTGATCCCGACAATGTGGGACCGCTGTCACTCTTCGTGAACAGGGCCTCATACTTCGTGGTCACCCACCCGCGGTGGTATTCATGTCCGATGTCAGCGCTGAATGCGTCGAACATCTGGCCAATAGGCGTGAACCAGTCAACGACGAAACTGAAAGGAGTCAGCTCCCAGATAATCGATGCTGGATTAACCAGTCCGAGCCGGTTAGCCAGGTCAAAGAGATCTGATTTGATAGCGAAGACGTAAGTCACTCGCGACGAACCAGAGATCACCCAGCTACCAGACGAAGACTCATCCCCGAATGAACGGGAAAATGCCTTCGTGGCTACGACTTTACGCTCCACACCGGTTTTCCGGCGACCGTTGAGTTGGTCGCAGATAGCCTGCGTGGTGTCATGGATCGAGTCAACTAGGGGTTTCCACCCATAGATCAACTCTAGCCACACTTGCGCAGCGGTTTTCCCCGTGAAAAGGGTCCGCGGTGTAACACCCAAATGGTGGCAAGCCAAACCGAAGAGCCCTTTACGGGCCGCGCTCCAAGCAAGGAGCAATCGGCGGCTGTCCTTGGCAAGCATATCCGCAGTCTTCCGAATTTCAGCGACGTCGACACCCAGCTGGGTAGCCGACGATTTATCATTGGGATCGGAGGAATAAATCTCCTCATTCACCTTTTGCGCTGCTTTAAGGTATGCCCCAGAGGTTGCGTTCGACATATCATCAAACGCCACATCAGGCAAACCTACGGAATCGAGATTTGTGTGCCCACTTAAGGGGACGCGCGTCTCGGCCCACAGATCGAGTCCACCTCGACCATCCAGACGTTCCTCCCTTTTAACGAGAGGTATGTCAGATAGTATGGTAGCTCCGGCCCGGCTGTAAGCGGTAGGCATAATGCCATCGCTCTTAATAACCGGTGACTTAATGGCGACATCACCAGTAACCAGCGTCGAATAGACGTCGGTCCTAGGTGAGGCCATCCCAGACCACCAAACAGTGAAATACAGATTCGAAGCACGAGGCTTCCGCACTGTACCAACCGTGTTGGAGATGTACTCGATGCTTAACATTTGTTCCTCCAGGATTGGACTCCGGAGGGACTTCAAAGTCCGGCGAAGCCGACCTTTCGCGACCACCATGGTCACGAGAGCACCGACGCCCGAAAGGGCGTC